GCCCCGGCGTGCTCCCATTCCCGAAATTTGCCTCCCGCCTGACTGATGAGAACTTTTTCATTCACAAATATCAGCGAAAGAAGTTCAGCTTTGGAATCAATGACTTCGCTGTTCGCAGCTGATGGGCGAGCTGCAGAGTGATGTTAGCTTTCTTGCAGGAGTGATGGCGCGCGGGGGAGATTTGGGCGCGCGACAAGCGGAAGGAAGAAGCAGGCGCGAGGGACTGACGGAACCTCCGAATGACAAGAAGCAACGATGCCAACGATAATTCCCGGGCGACGGCGAATCCAGCGACTGTAAGGGGAACAGTGATGAACGCGACCGAAGCCGGATTGAAAGATGGAGATCAAAAAGGGAAGGGGAACCACGAGCGACGGCTGGCGAGCGCGATTGACGACGCCATCGAGAATATTCGCGAAAAGCTTACAACCGATGACTTGCGCGCCTCAATCAGCGATCTGGTGAGACTGATTCAGCTCCGGAAGGAGCTGAATGATGAAGCTCCGAAGCAGGTGACGGTTCGATGGATAGAGGAATGGAAGAACTCACCTGCGAACGAAGAATAAAGTACAAGCCGCTGCCAAGCCAGCGGAAGTTTCATCAATCAAAAGCCAGGTTCAAAGGCTTCTCCGGTCCTATCGGATCGGGTAAAAGCCAGGCGCTTTGTCATGAAGCGATTCGCCTCAGTTATCTCAATGCTGGACGAACCGGCCTGATCGGGGCGCCGACTTACCCGATGCTTCGGGATTCTACGGTGGCGGCGCTGACAGAAACACTCTCCGAAAACGAAATCCCGTACGAGCTGAACCGCGCGGAAAATTTCGTAATGATGAAGGATACGGGATCGAAGATCCTGCTGCGATCGCTCGACGAATTCGAGAGGCTCCGTGGAACCAATCTGGCATGGTTCGGAGTCGACGAGCTGACTTATACGCAGGAAGGCGCGTGGCTCCGGCTCGAGGGCCGGCTGCGCGACCCTAAGGCTACACAGCATTGCGGCTTTGCAGTGTGGACCCCCAAGGGCTACGACTGGGTATATCGGAAGTTCATTGACAAGCCGTCGGACGGGTTCGAAACGATTCTCGCGAGACCTTACGAAAACAAGTTTTTGCTCGAGAGACTCCCGGACTTTTATGACAGGCTGCGTGGAAGTTACGACGAGAACTTCTTTCGTCAGGAGGTTTTGGGCGATTACCTGAACGCCAAAGGGAATCTGGTATACAGCGCGTTCAGCAGGGACCTGAATCTGAGAGAGGTGGAGTTACAGCCCGGTGCGCAGCTTGTCTGGGCGCTCGATTTCAACGTCGATCCAATGTCTTCGATCGTGGCGCAGAGAGTGGCCGGCGAGGTTCACGTGCTGGACGAGATTGTTCTTAGACGAGCGACAACGGAAAACGCGTGTCTCGAGTTTGAACGTCGTTTCGGATATCTGGACCAGGAGATCACTATCTATGGCGACGCTTCCGGTTCGAGGATGCAGACGACGGGCTCATCGGATTACGAGATCGTTCGGGACTTTTTCGCGGCGCGGCGAATGCGGACAAGCCAGCTGATTGAACGGAAAAATCCGCTGGTGCGGGACCGGATCGCGATGATGAATTCCAAATTGCGCAACGCGAACGGAGAAGCCAGTTTATTCGTTCATCCGCGATGCAAGGAACTGATCGCGGATTTCGAGCAGGTTTGTTATCGGGAAGACTCAATGCAGATCGACAAGGACAAAGACCGGATGCGGACGCATCTCTCCGATGCGCTGGGTTATCTGATCTGGCAGCAATTCCGCGTCGGAAAGATCGGCGAGAGAGGACATCGGGTGGTGTAGCGGGCGAGCCCGGATCGGAATATAACGTTGAACACGCATATAGAGCAGGAACATCCGGATTACACGAGCCGCGCGCGAATGTGGCGGCGGTACCGGGATCTTTACGCCGGCGGCGAGCAGTTCCGGCAGAACGCTCACGAGTATCTGGTGCGGCGTCACAAGGAGCCGCTGGACGTCTACCAGGAACGGCTGACCCGAGTGTTTTACGAGAACTACATCGGGTCGATTATCGACTGGTATACGGCGACGCTGGTGCGGAAGGAGCCCGTGCTGGAGTTTTCCGGCGCCAACGAGCGCGCGAGGAGTTTCTTCGCGGAGTTCGTGGAGAATTGCGATCTGAGAGGGACACCACTGACGCAGTTCTTCAAGCAGCAGCTTACTGAAGCCCTGGTTTGCGGAAAATCCTACATCGTGGTTGATTTCCCCCGAACCGGGCCGGCGCGCACGAGGGCGGAAGAAGACGCAAGCGGCCGCAGCCGGTCGTATCTGGTGGGTTACACCGCAGACGAAGTTATTAACTGGAGCTTCGATATCCGCGGAGAACTCGAGTGGGTCGTGATCCGGACGTCATGGCTGAAGCAGGATAGCGTGAAATCCTTCGGGTGGAAGCGCGAGACACGGTGGATCTACTACGATCGCGAGCGGTTCGAGGCATATGAGCGGCGCGGCACGGATTCGAAAGAGATCGAGCTGGTGGATGAAGGGCCGCACGGGTTCGCTTCCATCGGCCGGGTTCCGGTGTTCGAACTGCGCGTGGGCGACGGTCTCTGGCTGACGAACAAGGTAGCGTTGCTGCAGCTCGAGCATTTCAACAAATCGAATGCTCTGGGGTGGGCGCTGACGATGGGCCTGTTCGCGATGCCGGTGATCTATTCGGACCGCGAATGGAACCAGATTACGGGCGAGAGCTATTACATTCAGCTCGGTCCCGAAGACAAGTTCGGGTGGACCGAGCCGGAGGGAAAGGTTTACCAGATTGCAGCCGACAACCTTGTACGCCTGAAGGACGAGATATATCGCGTCTGCTATTTGATGCAGCAGGCAGACGAAGGGGCCGGGAGTCAGCAATCGGGCGTGAGCCGGCAACTTGACTTCAGCATCACCGAGGAGATTCTGAGGGCGTACGGGTCTCTCGTGAAGGACTCGATGCGGCATGTGCTCGCGGCGATCTCAGAGGTCCGGCAGGACGGGCTGTCGGTGGACGTTTCCGGCATGGACGAGTTCGACATTACAGAATTCGGGGTGGACGTTCAGGATGCGAAGAGTCTGCTGGATCTGGGCGTGCAATCACCGACTATGAAGCGCCAGATATTCAAGCGGATCGCGATGAAGTATCTGGCCGACTCGCGACAGGAGATCAAGAACCAGATCATGGCGGAGATCGACGCAGCCGTAGAAAACAAGTAACCGGGAAATCGAGGAGATATGGACGAGCCAATCAATGTGCACGCGGTCGTACAACAGGCGATCGCCGAATACATGCGCCAGGACACTGTAAGGCGCGAACCGGCCTACAAGGCGGAGCTACAGGAAGAACGCCGGAAGCGGGAACAACTCGAAAAGCAGATGAACGATCTGGTGGAAGAGAACCGCAGAAGCCGGCTGGCTGCGGAGGAGGCGCAAAGGAGCGCTGCGATCCGGGCTGAGCTGCAAAAGCTGGGTGTTTCGAAAGTGGATTTGGCTTATAAAGCCGTGCAGGACGGAATCGTTCGGACGGAAGACGGACGACTGCTGGCCAAAACCGATCGGGGCGACCAGTCCGCAACCGAGTTTCTGGCCGGATTCGTTCAGGACAATCCTGAGTTTCTGCCTGCGCGGATCGCGGGAGGAACGGGAATGACAGGGACGCAGAAGAGCGGCCCTGCGCCAGGATCGACTGCCGTGGATATCGATCGGATCAGCCCATCGATGAGCAAAGAAGAGCTAGAGCGTGTGCGACAGGAGATCTTGAGAGTCGCGTCGCAAACGTTGCGGGGAGCATAGTCGAAGCCGACTTCTGACTTCGCTCCAGCAAAGGGATCTGAACGCGTGAAGCGCGGCGACTGAGACGAGCGCGGCGCGGAAGGCGGCCAGTAAGGGCGTCACGAGCAGGACGGCAGGCGGGCCGGGATGAGGGTTCCCGGGTCGCAGGGCCGTCCTTTTCTTTTGGCGGCTTTGATTTAAGGCGCGTAACGGCGGCCCGAGTGGCGGCGCGAGCGCCTGGGAGTACTAAGGAGAAAAATGCCATCAATTACGTCAGCTAACGTAGCAAACGCGATTGTGAAGCTGGTAGCGGCGGACGCCCTTCCGGCCCTCGTCGGGAACCTCGTTATGGGGAACCTGGTGAATCGCGACTACGAACCGACACTGGCGCAGGCGGGAGATACGGTCAATGTGCCGATCGCTCCTCAGCTTGTCGCCAACAACATCGCGGAAGGCGGAGCGGTGACACCGCAGAATCCGAGCCTCGGGAACGCGCAGATCGTGCTGAACACGCACGCTGAAGCGACGTTCCAGATTCCGGATGTTACGAAGGTGCTTGCGGTTCCGGACCTTCTGAAGGTATATATGCAACCCGCAGTGGTTGCGATCGCGGAGAAGATCGAAAACGATCTGCTCAACCTCTATGCCGGTTTCACCGCGAACACTCCGGTGGGAACGGCGGGGACTCCGGTGACCGAAGCGGTTATCGATCAGGCCGAAACCAGCCTGTTCACCGCGAAGGTTCCGGTGAGCGAGCCGAAATACCTGATTGTTGACAGCAACACGTATTCGGCGATGCGCCAGATTCCGCGCTTCAGCGAATACGACAAGATGGGCGACGCTGGTCTGCGCGCGATGGTGGACGGCACGTTCGGCAAGATCAAAGATTTCTTTGTCTTCCGTTCGCAGTATGTGCCGAAGACCGGAAGCTCACCGGTGAACACGCATAACCTCGCGTTCTGTAAGGATGCGATCGGTCTTGTGATTCGCCGTCTGCCCCAGCCTCTGCCGGGGACGGGCGCGATCGCCGAATACGCCGAACTGGGCAATTTCGGTATGCGCGTCACGATGAGCTACCAGCCGAACACGCTTTCCCAGCAGTTTACGGTGGACGTGCTGTACGGCTGCGCGGTTCTTCGCAACAACTTCGCGGTGCAAGTGAACAGCTAAGCAGTTTTGCCCGGCAATTTCGCAGCGGCATGAGAATTGCCGATGCGCGGCTTCGCCGGGTCCATTGATCTGCGCAGGGCCGAACCGGCGCGAAGGCGAACAATCGCTTTGGCGTCGGTTTCGGCGTGGTGAAAACAGGACAGGAGATAGCGGATGGATTTGCGAGCTTACTACAGAAGACTTCGAGAGGTAGAGGGGGCGATTTCGGAAGAGCACGTCGTGCTTGTGAGTAATGCGACTCCGGAAGGCGGAAAGGCCGGAGTCCGCACAGAGGCTCCGAAAGCGATTGCGGCGAAGTTGATCGCCGAAGGACGGGCGCGGCTGGCGAACCCGGAGGAAGCCGAAGAATTTCGCAGCGCCATTCGGCTGGCAAAAGAGAAATTCGACCAGGAAGAAGCGGCTCGCCGGATGCAGGTCGTGGTCATTCCAGCAGATCCGCGCAGGGTGAAAGAGCGGAGCTGAAGATGGCGCTGTTTATCGACGGGCCGGCCAATTCGGTAGACGCGTTGATGGATGAAGACAGCGGACTGCTGGATACCGCGGAGATATGCGGCATCAACGTGAGCAGGAAGTTGCGCCTCGCCTGGGAGGAGATCCACTCGGATCTTTACCTGTGGCTCGATCATCCGCGTCCGGCGCTGGATGTCGTCTGGGCTCCCACGCTGCGGATCGATCAGATCATTGTGAACGACCCGCTGCGCAGATGGGAGCGGATGAGCGCCCTTGCGCATGTTTATCGGGATGCTTACTTCAGCCAGCTCATAGATCGCTATCAGGCGAAGTGGGATGAATACACGGGACTGACGCGAGATGCGAGGGAGATCTTCATCGCAACCGGACTCGATTTGACGGGTGATCCAATCCGGAAAGCGGAACCGCCTCTGCTGACTACTACTCCGGGAGTGGGCGCGGGCGGAATGTTCTATGCGAGCGTGGCCTGGGTAAATGCGGCGGGACAGGAGGGGCAGGCTTCCGACGCTTCATCGATCACCGTAGCAGCGGGCAGATATTTGACCGTCTCCGCTACCGGTATGCCCGCCAATGCGGCCGGCTTCAACGTTTATGCAGGTTCGACGCCGGATTCGATGGCGCTGCAGAACGCGTCGCCGCTTGGATCAGCCACTACGTATACCTACGTTCCGGGAATGGTGAGCGGGGGGCGCGGTCCGGGGCGTGGACAGTGTTCTCAGTTCAAGCGGCGTCTGACAAGAACAATTCTGAGGGGATAGAGAGTGGCTGGAATCAGCGGAACACTGACGAAGGCGGTCGTTTCGAAGCTGACGTCGACGAGTGAGGGAGTGAATATCCGGATCGGCGCAATTACGCAAGGCGATGCGACGCTTGCGC